CTGGATGGAGCGGTGAACGAGGCGTCGTTTGAGTCTTTCAATGCACCGGCGACACAATTATATGCAGGCTCAACGGTGCAGGTAGCGTCGAATGTTGCTAACAATGTCTTTGCGGTTCTTTCGATTTTGTTCAACGGCAACACGTCATTTCTTCGCCAGAATGGCGTGGGAATTTTGGCTGGAGGGGCCGGAATAGCGAACCCGGGTGGATTTACGCTCGGCGGCACTCGGACGGGGGCGCGCAACACACAGATTGACGTGGCCTATGTGCTGATTTACAGCACCATCCAAGGCGCGGTTGACCGTGCGACCATCGAGCGGGCTTTGGGTGCTCGATTCGGGATTGGTGTCAACTAAATGCCTGATACCAAGATTTCCGCCGCAACCAATACAACTACGCCACTGCTGGCCGACAGCCTGCCGCTGGCGCGCGTCGCCGACAACACCGCCAGGCGACTGACGGTTGGAAATCTGCGCGGCAGCATTATCAACGTCAAAGACTATGGAGCGGCCGGGGATGGAGTGACTGACGACAGCGCGGCGCTCGTCGAGGCCATCGCTGCGGCCGTGGCCCAGGGCGGCGGGGTGGTGTTTTTCCCGGCTGGCAATTACAAGATACTCAGCCAGATCGCGCTTCCAAACACGCCCACCGGCGCCGGCTTGGCCCAGAAGCAAAAACCAATTACCTGGCAGGGCGTGGGCGGACACTTCGATGGGCAGGATACCCAGCCCATGAGCCTGGCGGGCGGCACGCGCGTCTCGCTCCAATACCAGGGCACCGGCTCACCCAACGACGCCAAGATCGTGACCTATGGCGTGGGCGTGTTCACACTGCGCGATATTGTCTTGCAAGACACCACGGCCGGTCCGAGCAGCACGCCCTTTATTTTCACGACCAACACCACGCTCAAGATCGAAGCGACGGTCGCTTTTCAGGGAACGACCAAGGGGCTGGCCTGCCAGCAGGATGCCATCATTCTAGGTGGGACGCTGACCGGCCCATTTGACAACCCCAACGGCCCTTACCAGGGCTATGGCACCACCATCGTCGGCGCCTATTTTGATCAGGTGCGCCGGGTGGTGTACGGGCGCACGTATGTCAATCAGGTGGTGATCCGCGATTGCTTTTTCAACAAGAATTGCGGCTCCAACCTTTCCGGCGGCGCGTGCATCGAGTTGGACGGCTCCCTCAATGCCGACCTGTCCCCCATCGCTGGGTGTGTGATCGAGGGCAACTATTTCGAGACGATCTATTACACCTACGGCGTGAAGCTCATCAACTGCGTTTATAACACTGTCTCAAATAATGGCTTTGAAGATGGGCACACCAGCTCAAATTTCATGGCCTGCGTTCGGCTGGAAGGCTCCAACGGAAATTTCGTCCGGGACAATTTCGGGGCAGACCGAAGCAACACCCCGGCCACGATCTCGGAAGACAGCGCCTCGTTGAACAAGAACAATTGGAGCAGTCCTTACCTCAGCGAAGGCGATCATTTCACCAAGCCGGTTTATCTATACAACAGCTTCCGGGTCTCCACGCCGCTGGGCGCGAACGCGAAAATGATTCCATCCCAAGTCATTCCGGTGACAACCGCCACTACGGTGGTGTTTGGCGGAGAGAATTGGGACACGGACAGCATCCATGACAATGCCTCTCCTCAAAATACCAAACTGACCTGCAAAACGCCGGGTAAGTATTTGATCAATTTGAGGCTGACATGGGCCACGGCTGCTGACAATGGCCGGCGCATTGCTAAGATCGTTCTCAATGGCTCAACGGACATAGTTCAAACCGAGACTGGGACAAACGCCAACGGCCAGGCCACGAGCCAGGCCACCACACTATGCGACCTGGCCGTGAACGACTACATCGAGGCCCAGGTTTATCACGACCATGGCGGTGGGCTCCAAATTCTCTCCACTCTCAGCGAGTTCAGCATGGTCAGGGTGGTGTAATGCCTACCCATCATTTGCATGAGCCCACCCAACTCGCCACCGAAGACGGCGCCGGCGCGTGGCTGTTTGAAGATGGCTCGCCTATCACTTGGGAGTGGTCAGTGGTGAGCGGAGCCGAGCGCATCACAGCCATAGGGCAAGCGCCCAGCCTCACAGCCGCTGCGCATGTGCCTAGCATTACAGCCAGCGCACGTGTGCCCAGCGTGACTGCCACAGGAAGGCCAATCTGATGCCAGCCATCATTCGCACGCCTAACGCCATTGAGCATGGCACCTATGCCATCACCGTATCGTTCTTCGATGAGAGCGGCGCAGCGGTCGCGCCCAACACGGGCCTGGCCTGGACGCTCATGGATCTGCGCGGCAACGTCATCAACGCGCGCACGAGCGTGGTGATCACGCCCGCTGAGACAGTCACCATCGTGCTGCATGGTGACGATCTGGCGCTGCCTGACCCGTCCAACAGTACGCGCGTGGTACTGCTGGTGGGCACTTACAACAGCACGCTCGGCCTCGACCTGGACTTGCGCGATCAAGTGGTGTTTGCGATTGACAACCTGGTGGACGCGGTGGTGCATGCCTAAACGCGCCCGCAAGATTTGCGCAGCGCCCGGCTGCCCCCAGTTGGCCCTGCCCGGCGGCAGCCTGTGTGAGGCCCACGAACAGGCGCGCATGCAGAAGTACAACGCCCGCCGTCCGAGTGCCCGCGCCGCTGGCTATGACGCGGAGTGGGAGCGCATCCGGGCAGCGCACCTGGCCGAGCATCCGCTGTGCGTCACGTGCGGCAAGCCGGGCACGCACGTCGATCATATCCTGGCCAAGGTGGACGGTGGCACGGATGACGAAGCTAACCTGCAGACGCAGTGCGCGCGTGATCACTCACGCAAGACCGCGACGCACGACGGCGGGTTCGGCAACGCGAAACGCACGGTTCGTGCATAAGACGACTGCGCATAACCGTTTATCGAGTGATGTGCGAGTGCTCATTATTTCATTTTCGACTATGCGAAATGCACGGTGTCTCGTCGGACATAACGCGAAATGGGGTGGGGGGTCGAAATCGCTGCATGAAATTTCAAGCGGGAGCGCGCGGGTAGTCAGACTTTTCCGTCGCTGAGTTGAGGTCTTAAGCATGAGGTTCACAAAAGGTTCTTGAATGTCAGGTCCGTTGCCAAAAAATCCAGCGCTCAAGCAGGGCAAGTCCAAGCAATCCACGCGCGCCCTGCTGGTGGCGGAGACGCACCCGCTCAAGGGCGCGCCCAAACTGGCGGCGCATCCGGCCGGCGAAAAGTGGCACGCGCTCGTGGTGAAGTTTTGGGCCGACGTCTGGACCTCGCCGATGGCCGGCGAGTACATGGAGGCCGACGTGCACGGGCTGTTCCGCATGGCGGTGCTGACGCAGGCCTTCCTGGCCAGCCCGAGCGTGCCGGTCTCGGCCGAGCTGCGCCAGCTCTCGATGCAGTTCGGGCTGTCGCCCATCGACCGGCGGCGCTTGCAGTGGACGGTGGCCAAGTCAACCGAAGCGGTGGACCAGGTGGAGCGCACGCGCGCGCGCCGCGGCCGCATCGTCGAGAACGACCCGCGCGAGGTGCTGAGCAAGTGACCATCCTGACTGTGCCCGATCTCGGCAAGAAGGGCGAACGCTTCCCAAGCCTGGGCGGGCAGGTCTGCGACTTCATCGAGGAGCACCTGGTGTTCGGCCCGGGCGATTTATTGGGCCAGCCGGCGCGCCTGGACGATGAGAAGCGGGCCCTGATTTACCGCATGTACGAGATCTTCCCGCGCGGCCATGCCCTGGCCGGCCGGCGCCGCTTCCGGCGCGTGGCCATCTCGCTGCGCAAGGGCACGGCCAAGACCGAGCTGGCGGCCTGGATCGCGGCCTGCGAGCTGCACCCGGACGGGCCGGTGCGCTGCAGCGGCTTCGACGCGCACGGTGAGCCGATCGGGGTCGGGGTGGTGGATCCGTATATCCCGATGGTGGCCTACACCGAGGAGCAGTCCGACGAGCTGGCCTACGGGGCGCTGCGCTCGATCCTGGAGCACAGCGAACTGGCGGATGATTTCGACATCGCCCTGGAGCGCATCCTGCGCATCGGCGGCGACGGCAAGGCGGTCAGCCTGTCCAACTCCCCGGACGCGCGCGACGGCGCCCGCACGACGTTCCAGCTATTTGACGAGACGCACCGACTCAATTCGCCGCGGCTGAAAGCGGCGCACCGGACCATGCTGGCCAACCTGCCCAAGCGCAAGCTGGCCGATGCCTGGTCGCTGGAGATTACCACCGCGCCGGCGCCGGGCGAGGGGTCGGTGGCCGAGGACACGATGGCCTACGCGCGCCAGGTGGCGGATGGCGCCATCGTCGACTCGCGGCTGTTCTTCTTCCACCGCCAGGCCTCGGACGCGCACGACCTGGCCACCGTGGCCGGGGTGCGCGCGGCCGTTCTGGAAGCCTCCGGCCCGGCGGCGGCCTGGTCGGACATTGACGGGATCTGCGAGCAGTGGCGCGACCCGACCGCCGACCGGACCTACCTGGAGCGCGTGTGGCTCAACCGCCTGGTGCGCGCCAGCGAGCGCGCCTTCGACATCGAGCGCTGGGCGGCGCTGGCCGACGCGGACTATCTGCCGGCGAACGGCGCGACGATCACGCTCGGCTTCGACGGCGCGCGCTGGCACGACGCGACGGCGCTCGTGGGCACCGAGGTGCTGACCGGCTTCGAGTGGCTGTTGGGTCTGTGGGAAAAGCCCGAGAACATCGAGCATTGGGAAGTGCCGGTCGAGGACGTCAACGCCGTGGTGGCCGAGGCCTTCGCCCGCTGGGACGTGTGGCGGCTGTACGCCGATCCGCCGTACTGGGAGTCGGCCGTGGCGGAGTGGGCCGGCAAGTACGGCGAGGAGCGCGTGGTCGAGTGGTGGACCAACCGCTGGAAGCCGATGGCCTACGCGGTGCGCTCGTTCAACTCCGCGATCGCGGCCGGCGACATCCTGCATGACGGCAACGCGCACCTGACACGCCACCTGGGCAACGCCGTGCGCAAGGTGCTGCCGCAGCGCGACGACGAAGGCAAACCGCTGTGGACGATCTACAAAGAGCGCCCGGACAGCCCGCACAAGATCGACGCGGCCATGGCGGCCGTGCTGAGCTGGGAGGCGCGCAATGATGCGGTTACTTCGGGCGCTGGCGGCCGCCGGCGTGTGAGCACGTATGAGACGCGCGGCCTGACCGTGGCGGGGCGCGTGCCGGACAGGGTGCTGGCATGAAATTCTTTGACCGCTTCCGGCCCTACCTGGAACTCAAGCGTGCCATTGTGAACTTGAAATCCGGCACGGTGTTTCGCGCGGTGGTCTACCAGCAGACCGGCCCGTGGTTGATCCTGCGCCAGGCCGAGATCCTGGAAGACCGCGGCACGGCCGTGAAGGGCAGCCCGCCGGCGATGGATGGTGAGGTGCTTGTGATGCGAACCGACATTGATTTTGTGCAGGTGATCCGCTGATGGCCGCCGTCCAATCCCTGGGGACGGTCACCCAGCTCGGCCAGGCCAACTGGACGCTGACGCAGCCGCGCCGCGGCCTGCGCCTGTACGACGATTTCAATTACGACTACGCCGCGCTCTACCGGCTGCAGCCCAACGTGCGCGTGTGTGTGGATTTCCTGGCGCGCAACATTGCCCAGTTGGGCCTGCATACGTTCCGGCGCGTGTCCGAGACCGACCGCGTGCGCGTGCGCGACCATCCGCTGCCGTTGCTGTTGGCGCGCCCGCTGCCGCCCGAAATGAAGGTTACGCGCTACCGCCTGATTGAGGCGCTGGTCTCTGACCTGGGGATCTATTTCAACGCCTACTGGCTCAAGCTGCGCCAGGGCGGCGCGGTCGTCGGGCTGCTGCGCATCCCGCCGATCTACATG